TTATCTATTGTCAAATCTAACTATCGTGTCGTAGAAAACGAAGAAGTTCTAGTACCTTTGCAGGAACAGATGGTTAATCACTTTGATCCGTCAGTGTTGGAAGATGTACAGATCAAAGATCATATCACCAAGGGTGGTGCAGTCTGCTATGCAGAGTACATTCTACCTAAGATGAAACGCACTGTTGAAACTAGGACAGGACACAGTACTGACATTGGGTTGCGGTACATCATGAAGAATACCTTTGATGGTTCTTCTTCTGTTGTCTTTTACGGTGGAGTGATTGATTTCTTCTGCACCAATGGACAGATCAACGGACAGTTTGATGTAGCACGTAAGCGTCACACCAAGAACTTCCAAGTCGATGGGTTTATTCAAGCATTCGATGACAGCATTGAGCGTCACAAACATGTCGTCAATCAGTATCAGCAGTGGGCAGACACTCGTATCTGGGACAGTCGCAAGGTTATGCATCTGTTCCGCAATCTCACCACTGGTACGGTAGATGATCCTAAGAAGCGCAATGGCTTGGCAGATCGTTTATTCAGCCAGTACCTTGACGAGGTACAGACACGTGGCAAGAATGTATTCTCAGTTGTGTCAGCTATGACCCACTATGCCAGCCACGGTGATGACGGTCGCTTCGACTTGACTAAGGCAGGTGATAATGGTACACTGTTCAAGCGTCAAGAACAGGTAAGCAAGTGGCTTGGTAGCAAGGTGTTTGCTGACTATCTTGAAGTAGCATAACAACAAATAGAAAGGATAGTAATATGGTTTATGATTACAAAGACCACACAGAGATTCCAAGTTATATGCGTGCATATCTCATGGATATTGTAGATGCTGACTACTTGGAAGAGGTAGACATTGAAGATATCAATGACTTTCTCAATGGTCTTGAAGAGTGGGAAAATGAACATCAGTTTGAAGTTCCTTCCTACTTAAACCACATCCACTAAGTTGTTATAATGGGACAGGTTTACTACACCAGTGTAGTAGACTTGTCCCTAGTTTATTAGGGACAGAGGAAACTAATATGTGGACATATAAATGTAATGTTGGTGAATATGTAGAGAGTAGTTTATTTAATCTTCTTTATGTAATATTCATGCACAGATTTAGTCACCTGTTAAGAGGTGAAGGTTTTAGAGATTAAAAAGGTGAAGTTATATACAAGTGATGAAGACTTTGATCTGTTGCATTTAGCAGTAGATAAAGCAAGAAAGAATGCAAGGGAAATAAAAGTACCTAGACAATCTCTTATGAATATGTTAATGGATCATGCAAACTTTATCAGTGTCGTCAAGCAGCACGGTGAAGATGTAGAATATCCAACAGACTGAAAGGAACTATTATGCTTGTTAAAGAAATGCCAAGGCGGGTTGCACGTATCCAACTTGAAATACATAATGATGGATTGTATGTTGCAGTGTATGATCATGAAGATGATCAAGGCTTGAGAACTTTATTTAAAGTTGCTCTTGAAGATTTAGTAAAAGATTGTCTGTCTGATCCAAGCCTAATGATAAAACAATTATCCTCTGATTTAATATTTGAATTAGATTGTCTTATAAATTATATTGATTCTCTTAGAAAGAAAAAGATGTGTGAACGAGATATTGAACCGGACTTTCCTGACTCTGGATTTACGGACAGCTTCTAATGTTGTTAGATAACATCAAACAATTTGCAGAAGAAATATCTAAAGTAGAATTAAATCATCTTGATCCTATGAGAGTACGTATATTCTTGTCTGGATTAATTGAAGAAGAAGAAATGAGAATGAGTAGATACACAACAGGAGTTATACCTAGCTTAGTAAAAGAACTAAATGATTTATTAGACTTGGTAAATGACATTGAACCTGCAAGTAAACTACATCATGATGATTTATTTGAGATTGCAAAAGGTATAACAACCATACGAGATAAGATTGTCGAGGAGTTTTTGTCATGACAACAGAAGTATTTATCTTGAAGAAAGAAGTTAAGATATTAAATGAACAACTGTACAAACAATATAAAAGAACAAAAGAACTTAAAGAACAGGTAGACTATTTGAAAGATAAATTATCTGCGGCAGAAGCAAAGCTAGAAGAATTTTCTGAAAGAAAACTAAATGCAAACTGAACTTATATCTTGTCTTGGTACTGACCTAACTGTGGTAAACGCTGCACGTGTATCCTTTGACAAGGAGAGTGATTGGGAAGTAAACCATAGTGTTCGTAGAGAACTATCATCAAAGGACACTGCGTTGATACGTTACCTTGCCAAGCACAATCACTTCACACCGTTCACACATTGCATGATAACACTACGTGAAACTATTCCTATCTTTGTTGCAAGGCAAAGGTTCAAACATACAATAGGATTTAGTTATAATGAAGTTAGTAGACGGTATGTTGACGATACTCCAGAGTTTTACACTCCAGATACGTGGAGAGGTAAGGCAGACAATGCCAAGCAAGGTAGTAGTGAGAAAGAGATAGATATTAATCCTACTGTACAAGGTGTGCCGCCAGCATTGGTTGACGTATATCAACATGCATTGAAGACATGCCAATGGACTTATGAAAATCTGTTAAAAAAAGGTGTGTGTCCTGAACAAGCAAGAATGGTCTTGCCTCAATCTATGTATACGAGTTATTATGTTACTGGTTCTCTTGCTGCATTTGCACGTGCTTACAAGTTACGTATTGATAAGCACGCACAAAAAGAGATACAAGAACTAGCAGAGAATTGGAACGCAATCATTAAGGATTTATATCCTGTATCATGGGAAGCATTAACTAATGGCGAGTAAAAAAGACATAGGAACTAACAGAAAGATTGAACTGAACAAGCACCAACAGACAAGCATTGGTCATTCAAACAATACTAATCCAAAAAATAAACATAAGCGCAAGAACTGGAAAAGGTACAGGGGGCAGGGTAAATGAAAAACCTGTGGGAAAAAGATCGTAAGACAATCTTCCGTGAGTTACTGTCTACTTATATGGAAGAAGGTTATAACAGAAAGGAAGCAAAGAAGTTAGCTTCCATTGAAACAGAGGAGATTATGGCAGGTGATATGGCGTTTGTCGATGAGTTGTTAAACAACCAAGAGGAGTAAGTGTAATGAAGAAGAAAGCCAAGCAGCGTGATCCTAACTGGCGTTGGATGCGTGCCTTGGGACACAAGGTAGTCAAGGACAAGACAATCTACTCACGTAAACTTAAACACAAAGGAACGAGAAAAGATGTATCGTCTGGTGAACAAGACCATCAATCAATCTGTTGATACAGGGACACTAGATGAGATGCGTGATGTTCTTGAGTCAATAAAGTCCTTGACTAACCATCTTAAATACTCTAACAGATTAAGTCGTAGTCGGCGTAAGCTGACAGTATATGGTGACACAAGCGAAACTATTTATAGGATTGTGAAACTATGATGCAAACGGAAAGCCACGTGGTAAAGCGTGGTCCTTGTCCTGCATGTGATTCAAGTGATGCATGTATGACATACAGTGATGGACACTCATGGTGTTTCAGTTGTTCTACTTACTTTAAATCAACCGATATGGAAGACATGACAATGCAACCACAACAAAGCACAGTACGACCAATGACAGTTAACGGACAGATCACTAGCATTCCTGATCGTAAAATATCAGAGGCTACTTGTAAGAAGTATAATGTACGTACAGTAAAAGATAACTCTAATAAGATTGTACAACATCTATATCCTTACTATGACAAGGACAACAATCATGTAGGTGATAAGGTTCGCAACCTGCCCAAAGATATACGTGCCATTGGCAATGTCGGACAGGGTACACTCTTTGGACAGAACCTGTTCAATCAGGGTGGCAAGTATGTTACCATCTGTGAGGGTGAACTAGATGCACTCGCAGCATACGAGATGCTTGGTAGTAAATGGCCTGTTCTTTCCATCAAGGATGGTGCAGCATCAGCACTACGCAACTGCAAAGCAAACCTAGAATACTTGTCGCAGTACGAGAACATTGTTCTATGCTTTGACAATGATGATTCAGGACGCAAGGCAGCAAAGCAGGTTGCCTCTCTCTTTGAACCTAACCAATGCAAGATCGTGCACCTTGAGTACAAGGACGCTTGTGATTACATTCAGAACGGTAAGCGTGAAGAGTTTACCCGTGCATGGTGGAACGCTAAGATTTATACACCAGCAGGTATTCTTAACCTTGCTGACATGGGTGATGCATTATATGATGAAGGCAACTATAAGACCTGTCTCTATCCTTTCGCAGGACTAAACGAAAAGCTGTACGGTATACGTACTGGTGAACTGGTTACGTTTACAGCAGGTACAGGTACAGGTAAGTCAAGTGTCATGCGTGAACTAATGCACCATGTACTTAATAACACAGAAGAAAACATAGGTGTTATATCTTTGGAAGAGAATGTACGTTCAACTATCTTTCATCTTATGTCAGTCGAGGCTAATGCTAGACTGTACATACGAGAGGTACGCGAACAGTACAGCCGTGAGGACTTGAATACGTGGCAAGAAGCAACGGTAGGTACACGTAGGTTCTTTGCCTTTGATCACTTTGGTAGCATGAAGACTGATGAGATACTTGGTCGCATTCGCTACATGATCAAAGCGTTAGACTGCAAGTGGATATTCCTTGATCACTTGTCCATCCTGGTATCAGGCTTAGAGGGTGATGATGAACGTAGAAACATTGACAACCTGATGACCAAGCTACGATCTATTGTAGAAGAGACTAATGTGGCATTGTTGCTAGTATCTCACCTGCGTAGGACAGGTGCAGACAAGGGACATGAGGATGGTAAAGAGGTAAGC